CGAGGGTTGCTAAACGCCATCCAAAAGCGGTTCGGCGTGTTCTCTGTGAAGAAGCCTTGGGCGACGTCCCAGATTGGGTCAGGAATGCCTGACGCCTCGTCGAACACCAGAAACACCCCGTCCACGTTGTGCAGACCGGCGTAAGCGTCCGGGTTTTCTTCCGACCAGAGGCGCCCCTCGATCGACCAAAACCGCGTGCCTTTCTTTAGGTCGCGCTCCACGATCTCAGCCAACCACTTGGCCGGGCTGACCCGCGTTGCGCTGATTTCGAACCAATGGCTGTTGATGAGGAGTGCCAGCCACTTGGTGATCTCCGACCAGGTGATCGAGCGGAGCTGCGCCTCGCTGTTGGCCGACACGATAGTGGTGGCACCGATGCGCGTGGACAACATCCACAGCACGAGCCAACTGACCAAGGCCGACTTGCCAATCCCGCGACCGGAGGCGACCGCGCTGCGAAACACCTTGTAGGCGGCGGCGTTGTCGTTGTTGCGGATGTGCTCTGCGATCTTGCGCAGCAGGCGGCGCTGCCACTGACGCGGGCCTTTGTGGTGCGCAAGCGGCGTGTTGGGCTGGCCCCAAGGAAACGCGAACAGAACAAACGCTTCAGGATCGTTCTTGAGCTTGGGGGACCAGAAGCGCGTCATAAGCGCCTGCTCGTCTGTCGCTGAGTAGATTGGTTGCTGCATCAGAACTGCCGACGGTACTGCAACATGGCGCGGTACTGATCTGACAAAACATCTTGCGGATTATAGTGCGGACTATAGTGCAGCCCAAAGTCTACATCGCCACCCAGCATACGGCGCGCGATGCCAAGGTCATACATCGTTGGCGAGCGCATAATACTGCCGTCAGGCAACTGCACAAACGAGGTGCTTGCGCCGCCGCGCAGCCGGTAAGGCGTCTCAAATCCCAGACGCCCGGCCAACATTGACGGTTGATCCGCCATGATCGGCGACAGTTCGTTGGTCGGCCGGTAGCCGCCTGACTGCCCCATCATCCGAAAGCGCAGCATATTCATCAGGTCCATTTGCAACCTCCATGTCGATGACGCGGCGCTCGGCCGCCTCAAGCGCGGATATTACGCTGATCTGCTGACTGACGTCGATCTGCACCTGCTGCTTGGCGACCCAGTCGTGCTTGTGCTTCAGGATGTCCAAGGCGACCTTGGCGTCGCCAGCAGCAGCCGCCGCGTACAAGGTTGTGCTTAGTTCGCGCTCGGCGTCGGCGCGCCCCTTCTGCTCGGCCATCTGCGCCAACGGGTCCATCTCGCACAGCCGCCGATACTCGACCGGCAATAGACCCGCAGCAAGTGCCAAGTTGTCCCCACGCAAGCCAAGCTTGGCCGCATCGTAAATTGATTGCAGGCGCGCCTCGGTCGCTTGCAGTTGACGTGCAGTAAGGGGCAAAGTTTGAAACATGGCGCGAGTGTAGCAGAGTTGGCGCGGGGGTCAATAGCGCTGTTAGTTGTGTAGCCGTTTGCTGTTAGCTGTGTAGCAGAAAAAATAAAAAATAAAAACTGTTTGCGAAGCCTCCGTTTTTGACCTGTCGGCGCGTCGGCCCTACCCGGGGGGCGTCGCGGCCGCTGCCCGCCTGCCTCGAGCTGCAGCGCATCATGCCTATCGGCCTGGCCGAATCAATAGGTACACGCTATCAACTATCGGATCGTCGCGCCTGATAGCAAACACCTATCGCTACCAGGGCGCGCGCGCCATGGGTCAAATACCCTTGCCCCGACTAGTCGCTGTCATATGTACGCACGCGGCCGTGCGGCCGTGTGGCCATGGGTCATATGGGTAGGCGGGCAGGATTGCCCATACTGCCCATGATTGGCATGGGCAATATGGGTCATGCCCCTTAGGGGTTAGGGGCATGCGGCGAGGGGAAGGGGCAGTCGGCGCCGGGAAGTCGGCGCCGGGGTCATATGGGCCAAATATCCAGCCGGAAAAAATCGCTGCTATACATACACATGTTATGTTATAACATCACATTTAGAAGTCTAAAGATTAGATGATAGATGTTACCCATTAAGACCATTAGCTAGTACGCGAGCGCGTGCACGAGCGCCCCATACCCGTGCCCGCCGACTATCCTTTTGCCATGGGCGTTATGGGCGCGCCCATTAGCAGTCGCATCATCTGGGCGTAATGGGCACGCCCACTACACCCGCAACAAACTATTTGCACGCTCGCGGATAGTCTGATATCGTTCCGATACGCTGTAAACAATACAGCACTAACACGGAGAGACTCTCATGCGTGGATTCATCTTCTACCAAGGCCCGTCACAGATCGACGGTCAACCTATCGTCGGCATCGCGACGCTTCACAGCGACAATCAGAAAACCGGCGACATGGTCCAGACGTACATCCTACGGTCTGACATGACGCCCCTTAACGCCCTTGCGACGGGCGCCGATATCTCTATCTGCGGCACATGCCCGCATCGCCCCAAAACTATTCGTGAGCGCGATCGCAAGACCGGCCGCTTCACGTCGCGCCGCGTGCGCACCTGTTACGTCGATATCGGCAAGTCTGTCCAGTCCGTTTTCGGTGCGTTCGAGCGCGGGTCGTACCCTACCCTCGAGCCGGTCGATGGCGCCCAATATCTCGCCGGTCGCATGGTCCGACTCGGGGCATACGGGGATCCGGCCGCCATACCGGCTTATATCTGGATTGCCCTTTTGGCCGACGCGGCCGGCCATACCGGCTACACGCACCAATGGCGCAGACCCATGGCGGCCGACTTGGCGCCTATCGTCATGGCGTCCGCCGACTCGGCACGCGATCGCGATCAGGCGCGCGCAAAAGGGTGGAGGACGTTCACGGTCGTCAAGATCGGCACGCCACTGGCCGCGCGTGAGTTTGCCTGTCCGGCAAGCCCCGAAGGTGGCAATCGTCGTCAGTGTATCGACTGCGGCGCGTGCGATGGCGCCACGCGCGCCGGTCAAGCTTCCGTTGCAATCGTCGTGCATGGCAATGGCGCCAAGTACTTCTAAACCCTCAGCGCGGCCGACACACTCGGCCGCGCGCTTACTCTCGGAGTTTTCAGAATGAACCCAATTATTGACGATGCAATCGACGCTGCCGTCGCGGTGATTCAAAATGCCATCGGGCAGACGGATGGGGGTTTTGCAGCCCATTATCTGAGCGGCGAGCGCCTCGATGCACTGCGCGCCATTTTGACCGACTATGCGCGCGCAGAACTCAACGCACGTATCGCGTACTTGGAAAACCACGAGCCTCAATCAGAGGCAGAGAAATGGGCGCAATGCGATGAATATGCGCAAGCCATCGCATTGCGTGAAATCGTTGACTAATCGGAGAGACATCATGACCCACGATAACGCCCGTTTGATTGCCGACGCCATTCGCACTACTTTGTTCACCGAGCGCCGCAACCATCCAATTGACAACGCCCAAGAAAATCTCATGGGCCGGACGCACTACGTAGACCCCGGCACCCTCCGGTTCCACAAGTCCCGCATTCTGTCAGCTCGCCCGATCATGTCCGGCGCGTTTTTCCTCATCATCGAAAGCTGCGCGCTCGACTACGACAACACCCGGCGCGGGGTGCGCGCGGTTCTGTTCGATCTCATGGGGGAGACGGTTTACAGGCCTAGCCTTGAGGAGTGCCGCCGAACGCGCGAGCAAGCCTCCAGAGACTTTGAAACGTGGCTCGGGCATTTTGACCCCATCGCACACTACCGCGCCGCGATGCTGGAACGCGCCGAGCGCTTTTTTCGGGAAGGGATCGCCCTTCGCACCGCAGCCGCTAACCTCGAACCGCAAAAGGTGGCAGCATGACCTTTGACGAATGGCTCAACCGTCCGGTGTATCGGGTACCAGCAACAAGTGGAGGGATTGAACGTGAATAAATATTGGAACATGTACCGTCGCACCACCACCGTTATCGTCGACGGCGCGCGCCTGCGCGCCTATGCAGAGAGGGGTGCCGACGGCGCGCCCGTCGTGCGGGTGTACGACGACATTGCAGGCCATTTCACCGTCGCGCACTCGTTGACGCCCGGTCAGGTCCGGCACGTTATCGGTCGCACTATCCGCCTTCAAGGAGCTGCACAATGATCCGCTTTTGTCTCGGCATCATCATCGCCATGAGCGCTGTCGACGCGCCAATCGACGCGCCCCTATCGCTCATCATCGCTCAGGCCATCGTTGGCCTTATCATCGCCGCCTTTGGCGCGCGCAAGCTTGCAAAACAGGAGAATTGACCAATGAAATACGTTATCGAATTTGGCGTGCGCGGCGGCGCCTATACTGAGAATCTAGTCGTCCCAACGCCCGCGCTTGCGGGTCGCATCGCGCGCGGGTTAGTGCTCGCGTTCACCAATGACCCGCATCATCCCGCAGCCGCGCCTACGGAATGGCGGTTTCCCCGCGCCTGTCCGCGTCAGTCGTGGTCAAGCTCAACTCACTTTATCGCCGTTTCCAAGCTTGACGGCGTGCCGCGCGGCCCCGCAAGCGCCGCGCTTTGGCGCAAGCCTGTCGGACCCGAACTGCTAGCTGAATCAGTTATCCCGCACAACACCTGAGGAGCCGTTCATGACCACCATTGACGCCCGCACGCTGGCGACTGCGCTCGCCATACTTGAATGGACGAAGACTATCCCGCCCAGCGCCCAGCACCAGCCGCCGCTCGACTATTCCGTCATTCTCGACGCGCGCATCGCGCTCAGGCTTGCCCTCGAGTCCCTGCAATTTGAGGTGAAGAAATGAAGACAATCGAACTGAAAGGTGCTGCCCTTGATTGGGCGGTAATGAAGGCCGAAGGCCCGGATTCATTTGCCGCAACCGTGTATTACGATGGCGACACGCCGTTATGTATCGACGATCAATGCGATGTTCCCGAAATCTGGAGTCCGTCAACCGACTGGTCCCAAGGTGGGCCGATCATTGAGCGGGAGCGCATCACAGTGGACGCCCGAGAACACGGCACGTTGTGGGTTGCACACGGCCGTCAGATGGGTCAGGACGGGATCACCGGCCCCACCCCCCTAATCGCAGCGATGCGCTGCTATGTCGCGTCAAAACTCGGTGATGAGATTAATTTTTTATCTGAGGCCAAGAAATGATAACGGCCGCCCTCTTAGCTTTACTGGCAGCCGTGATTGCTGTTATCCTGCGCCTGTAGTCTCTGGTCTCTCCTCCTCAGCGCCTCATGCGCTGTTCGGCCCGCCCTCCCGGCGGGCCTTTTCTTTTACACCGCCCGAAGCCCCGGCCCCGACTTCGCCCGCTCGCACAGCCGCCGAACTTCTGACCGGTTCTCGCCCAGCCGCTCCCACACGTCCGGCGCGCACATGACATGCGTTTTGGTGCCGTGCTCGACCGTTTTCACCCGCCCCAAATCCAACCAACCCGCGTCCCTGAACGCTCTAAACAGCGCCCAGACGGAGCACCGGGCGCCCACTGGCATATGCCCCGCCAGACGGTCGCAGAGCTGCGGCCAAGGCCCCTGAGCGGCCCCTAGCGCGAACTCACCGCGCCGCTCGGTCATCATCTCGATCAAAGTCGCTTCGACCGGCGACAAGGCCGCCTGCGTCATGATCGCCTTCGCTTCCGTCGTCATCGGCGCCGCGCCAGCGCTGAACCGCGAGACGTCCCGCGCGCGAAGGTAACCCGCGATCACGTCAAACCCGCTACGGTCCTTGTACCAGTCCCATAGCCGCGTCGCGTCCCGGTCGGCCATACGCTCCGCGTCAGACCAGATCACAAACCATCGCCGATCATCGCCGGTCAGCACAATCGGCACGCGCTCATTCGAAAACGCGATCACGGCCAGCCGGTTCAAGATATCGACCGGGTGCAGTCCCTTGCGGTTCACCGACAGGGTCTCAGGGGGCGCCGCCAGCATCGGCTTAAGCCTGTTCTCGAGCGCGCGCCGGTCGGCCGCCTCGACCTGCCGCAGCTCATTGATGACCATGACCTCCGACATCAGCGCATAGCCCCACTGACTGGTCAATTCCTCGTTCTTAACGATCGCGACGTTCGCCTTGCCCAAACCTCCAATCGCGTACAAGAACGGCGCCCAGAGGGTATCCTTGCCGCTGCCAGGTATGCCGCCATGCAGCACGCCGTGATTGATCTTGATCGCAGGGTGTTGGACCTTGAAGGCCATCCAGTCCAGCACGTGCTCACGCTCGACCGCGTCAGGGATCATACGCTCCGCGTGCGCGAGCCAGGCCGACACGTCGCCGCTCGAGCCGACCGGCCGCCCGTCCCGCCACAAGTTGGCGTAAACGTCCCCCGCCCTCGACACAAGCACGCCGTCGCCCGCAGCGTAGGTGACGCCCTGCAACACCCGCGCGCCCATGGCCTGCCTGTTCTCGTCAAACGATACGCTCGCCTCGATCCGGCGCGGCTTGCCGCCCGGCATCGCATGGATCGACCGACAATCGACGTGCCGAAAGATCGCGTTGAAGTTGGCCCGGCTGTACTCTTTCCGTTCTACCAGGTCAAAATAACCGTCGTCGGCATGAAGGTACGCAAACCGCTCGAACCAACCCGCCTTCTCGACCCGCCCGGCCTCACGCCGGTCGGCCTCGGCGACGACCGCCGCCGCGTCGTCCGGGTAAGCCTCGGTCGGCGCCACCCGCGCGAGCGCACCCGCCATCTGCGCCTGCACAAGCTCATCGCGCAGTCCGTAGCCTACCTTCGGCCCGCCCTGCTCGGCCACCCACTCAAGAAACCGCACACTGTCCCAGCCCGCACAGTGGGCGTGCAGGCATTTGAACGCGCGCGACGCCGGAAAGTACCGGCCCTCGGGGTCATCGTTCGTGTGCTCGTCCGCGTTCGGGCAGACCACGCCCGCCCAACCGGCCGAGTTCGACCGCTCGAGCAACCAGCCTTTCGCGGCCAGCCAGCCCAGCACCTCATCGTCGGCGCCGTCGTCGACGATCGGCCCGACCACGTCCGCTGACGCCTCGCCCGGCGTGACGCCCAGCGCCGCGCAGACCTCAGCGAGCGAGTATTCACGCGAAGGGTCGAACTCGACTAGGCGAGACTCGAACCCGCCCCGGCCAGGCTTCAAGTTGACCGAACCCGGCAGCCGGAAATTGCGCACCGCGTTGATCGCGCCCTCGTCGGTCCACCCGGCCGCCGCCATAGCCAGCATGGCCGCCGTGAACTCGGCCTTGGTCGGCTGGTCGTCGAACCTGAACGCGTAGCCCCACTGCTCGTTACCCGGCGAGGTCTCCATGCGCCAGGTCGGCGGCAGTGGTGGCTGCTTCAGCACCTTGGTGCCGATGTCGTCCAGCATCAAGACTAAAACGTGCTCGATGTTGTCGCGCGTGAACGAGAAGCGGTCCTTCAGCCGCTCCTCGATGAAGCTCCCGGTGTTGCCGTACCAAGCCCCGCCCGGTCGGTAGTCGCGCGGCAGCGTCGCGATGTAGCCGCGCCCCCGCTGGCGCACCAGTAGCGCCGTCTCGCCCTCGGCCGCAAGGCCGGTCAGCCATTGAATGAAGTCAGTCATGGTTCACTTTCCGTAACGGGTCATCACTTTAGCCTCCACTGCCAACGGCAGCCCCTGCGCCCACTCGGGCGGCGTCGTCATCACTTGTTCCAGCATCGTCTTGACCTCCTCTGGTCTGTCTGTCTCGATCACGATCTCGTCATGGACGTGGAGCACCACGTCGTCCAACTGTCGCAGCGCCCCGCGCAGGATGTCGTGCGCGGCCGCCTGCGTCAGATTCTCATCGGCCAAGCCGCGCCACAGGCGCGCCCTCGGCCATTCGCGCGCGTCAGCCGCTGGCTTCCAACTGGCTTTCGCGTACGTTATCTCGTCACCCTCTATCCGGGCATACGGGTAGCACAAGATCCGGCCAGACGGCAGCGCGTACCACAGGTGCTGACCGTCGTACATATAGGTCGCGCGGCCAGCCTCGTAAACGGTCCCCTTGTGCCGCATCGCGGACCAGTAAGCCCGCTCGATGTCGGACCAGAACGCGCTCGCCCACGGGTTCGCGCGACGCCAAGCGTCAACGATCCGCTGCGCCTGCGCCTCCTCGATCCGCACGCCGTAACCGCGACCCATCGCCGCGAACGCACCGACGCCGCCCCCAAACCCAAGCGCGAGTTCTTGCACCTTGCCGACCTGTCTCTGGTCGTCGGTGACGTCCTCATAGGCCACGCCGTAGGTGGCGGCCGCGTTGACCTTGTAGGGGTCCAGCCGCCGCCGGAACACGTCAAGCTTTGCCTCGCCGGCCGCCGACTTCGCGAGCCACGGGTTGACCCGGCCCTCGATCGCCGACCAGTCTGCCACCACGAACGACTTGCCGGGGTCGGGTAGCAGCGTTGGCCGGAGCATAAGCTTCAGCACGTCGGTCACCCGCGTGCCGTGCGTCGGCGCAAGCGGCGCCCGCGCCATCATCGACGCGCGGACCGCTAGTGGAGCTTTTGCGGCTTTGCGAGGTATGTTGTGGACCTGCGCTCCGTAGCTGCTTGCGCGTCCTGTTGCTGCTCCACCAGCGAAGACAAATGCGCCTCTAACTCGCGCGTCCTCCGGATCAGCCAAGGCAGCGAGCTTTGCGTACTTCGCGACCGCAGAAGCCCAGAGGTCGTCCGTACACTGGATGACCTCGGCAACAATGGGCGATACCTCATCATCATCTCCAAACGCGAGCAGATTGGCCCGCACTGATTTGTCAAGGGAATCGCGGTCCTTGCTAACCGCGAGCTTGCGCGCCCTCGGCCCTAGCCGCTCAAGCACCCACTGGCGCAGCACCGGGGAGCGCACCGTGCGCACCGCGCCGTCGGTCAGCTCGCGCACCCGCGCCGTGATGTCGACCTGCTCTTGCGCCGCATAGGCGAGCGCTGCATGGCAGAGCGCCACGTCCACCCGCACGCCGCGATCGTTGATCCGCTCGTTGACACGGTAGTCCGCAAGCTCATCAGCCGACAACGGCCGCAAGCCCTTACTGATCGCCCGCATCGCCCGCACGTCCTGAGCGCAGTATTCGAACAGATCGGCCAGATCTTGCTCGGTATGCTTGAAGGGCGGCACGCAACACTTCCTGACCAGCGCAGCCCCACGGTGGTCCTTCTTCATGCTGGCACCCGAGAACCGACCGACGTCCTCCAGCGAGCCAGGCGCACAGTTGGCGCGCGCCTGCGCGGCCGTGCAATAGAACTGCTCAAGCGTAGGCTCGGGCACCTCAAAGTCAGGGCAGAGCACATACCAGAAGATGAGCCGCTCGAACGCAGCGTTGTGAGCCGCGATGGTGTCCAGATTCTGGATGCCATCCCGCACGGCTGCCGGGAACGGCTGGTCGGGCGTCCAGACCTGCACGTCCGCGTCGTCGACCGCCCAGGCCATGCAGAGCACCTGCGTCGACGGGTGTTGGGCGTAGGTGTACGACCCGCGCGCGATCAGGTCGCACTCGGAGCGCGTCTCGAAATCGATCCAGAGCATTGGTCCTCCAGATGGCAACGGGGGCCGAAGCCCCCGTCACCTTACTGCTTAACGATCAGGCCGTGCGACGCTGACGCCGACGCGGCTCCCCGCCACCAGCCTCGGGGGCGTCCGAGGTTTGGACACCCTCACCTTCCATCGTGAGCCAGTCGACGATCTCGAACACGGGCGTGAAGACCCGGCCGTACGACTTGTGCTGGTAGTGGTCGTTCTTCAACTCAACCACCGCCACCGGCCGCGACTGGTCCTTCATCACCTGCCCCGCAATCGCGGTGCCAAGCGTCTGCACCGACCGCTTACCACCGACTGAGGTCGCGCTGAACCGCGCCTCCATCCCGGCGTCATCGCCATCGAGCGCCTTCAGGCTGAAGCCGAACTGCTGCTCCCAGCCCCGCTCCGCGCCTGCGGGCGGCACGCCGACCTCGGGCAGCGGCTCGGTGAGCGGCGCCATGTGCTCGCCAAGCACCTCACCCTTACCCCACGCGATGAAGCCGTGGACGAACGAGAACGGGTTCACCGCCCAGCGCGTGCCCTTCTCGACCTCGGTCTGGTCAGCGCCGAACACCCAGTGCCCGGTCTTGTCCATCTTGAGGATTACCATCGTTGACGGCGTCGCCTGCTCAAGCTTCTTAAGCGACTCGGCCACAGCGGTGACGGGAAGGTTGGCGCCAGAGAAAATTGCAAGATTTGACATGACAGTACCTTTCAAACGATTTTAGAGAGGGCAGCGGTCATCTGCTGCCCGAGTAGCACCTTCGCGGGCCGGGGATCGCTCTCCGGTGCGATGGTGTCGCCAGAACTGATAGAAGTCACGACATCAGCCGGCAGGGCGATCTTGTGCTTCTTAAGCACCTTCTCGATCTGCGCGACAGAGCGCACTTCCATCAGTTCAGACTCAGGGGCGCCGGCGGCGACAAGCGCAGCCAGCGCGTCGGCATCATTGGTCCATTTGCGGCGCGCGATCTTAGGCACAAGCTTCCAGCCCGGCACCGACAGACCGGCCTCAAGCTTCTGCTGCACCAGCCCGCGCGCGGCCGCGCTAAAGGACTCCAGCATATCAGCAAGCTCAAGCGCCCGCCCGAGGTCAGCGTCCGACAGGTCTTGAAGCTTCTGCCGCACCAGCCGGTCGACGGCGCCGGTCTGCTGGGGGCAGATCACTTTAGCAGGGCAGAACCGGCAGTGCGAGCCGACCGCAAGCGGTGGGCTGTCGTGCTCGGCCAACCGGAGCGCGTGACGCAGGTCGGCCTCGAAGTCCAGCAGGCGGCTGATGTCGGTGCGCCAGCGGCGCACCTGTGGCGGCTGAACGATGATCAGTTCGACCGTCACGGCGTCGCGCAGCGCCCAGTGGTTCGAGCGCAGCGCGGCGAGCGCATAGAACATCAACTGCGGGTTGTTCTCGGCCTCGACGATGACGCCGTCGCCGAACTTCCAATCGACGACGTAGGCGTGATTGCGCGACTTCGCGATGAAGTCGACCGTGCCGAAGGCGCCCGGCACCTCGTCCCAGCGGACGATCGTCTCGCAGTCGTAGTCCAGCGTACCGGGCCGCTCGGCCTCAAGCTCGTCCACAAACTCCAACGCGAAGCGGATCTTGTCCTCCTCCTCGTTAGTGTAGTCGGACCACTTCAGGTCGCCCTCAAGGATCTGACGCTCGATGGCGTCATGCAGGCGGGTGCCCTGCGCCATGTAGGCGTTCTCCAGTTGCGGCGGCGCCTTCTGGACGAGCCGCACGCTGCCAGGGCAGGCGATGACGCGACCGGCGGTCGAGCCGCCGACGACAGACGAGTGGGCGCTCATGGGTTCCTCTCGTTCACGATGCCGTTGGTACCCCGCGACCAAAGCATCTCGGGCTGGTACTGCGCGCCCTTCACCAGCAGTTCCTGCGCGCTGTAGCGGTCGAAGTTGTGCTTGCCGTAGCCGGGGCCGACGTAGACGTCACCGTTCCGGTAGTGGGGCAGATAAGGCACGCCGTTCAGGACGAGCGCGTACATGGCGAACCGTTCTTTGGGAAGGTTGGAGCCTAGAAGACTGGACATTACTGTTCCTTGGTTGACGTTAGGAGGCTCAATCGTATAGGATGCGAAAAAAGTTTGCAAGCCCTAAACTTTGAAACGTCTTGGAGATTGAAAATTTTGGAGAAAGACATTGAGGCATATCTTGTAAAGCGGGTTAAGGCGCTGGGCGGGTACGCCTACAAGTTCGTCTCGCCTAGCAACAGGGGGGTGGCCGACCGGCTGGTCGTGCTGCCGGGGGTCGTGTGGTTCGTGGAGGTCAAGGCCGAGGGCGGGCGCCTGTCACCGCTCCAGACGCTCTTCATCGAGCAGATGAAACGGCTTGACCAGAACGTGATCGTAGTCTGGAACAAGGAGGATGTCGACAAATGGATATCAAGTCTATGAGAGTGCTGGTCGCGTGCGAGTACAGCGGGACGGTCCGCGATGCGTTTCGGCGCGCCGGGCACGACGCGATGTCCTGCGATCTGCTGCCGACCGAGGCGCCCGGCCCGCACTACCAAGGCGACGTGCGCGACGTGCTGGACGACGGCTGGGATCTGATGGTGGCGCACCCGCCCTGCACCTACCTGTCGGTCAGCGGGATGCACTGGACGACGCGCGGGCTGCGCGACCCGCAACTGACGGAGGACGCGCTGACGTTCGTGCGTCTGTTGTTGGAGGCGCCCGTGCCGCGCATCGCGCTAGAGAACCCGGTTAGCATCATCAGCAGCCGCATCCGCAAGCCTGACCAGATCGTGCAGCCGTGGATGTTTGGTCACGGTGAGACGAAAGCAACCTGTTTGTGGTTGAAAAACCTTCCTGTCTTGCAACCTTCAAATATTGTTGACGGTAGGGAAAGCCGCATCCATCGTATGCCTCCCAGCCCTACTAGGTGGAAAGAGCGCAGCAAAACATACCAAGGCATCGCCGACGCGATGGCTGATCAGTGGGGGCGCCCATGAAGCTGCGACCGTATCAAGAAGAGGCGGCTGACTTCCTATACGCCAACGACCGCGCCATGATGCTGGCGCCGGTCGGGGCCGGCAAGACCGCGACCACGCTCACCGCGATGGTCGGCATGCTGGAGATCCAGCACGCCCGTCGGTTCCTCGTGCTCGCGCCCAAGCGGGTCGCCGAGCACGTCTGGCCGGTCGAGGCGCGGAAGTGGGCGCCGGGGCTGGACGTCTCAGTCTGCATTGGCTCACCCGCGCAGCGGGCACGGGCGCTCGCCTCCAGCGCGCCTGTGGTCGTGACCAACTACGACAACCTCCAGTGGCTCGCTGAGCAGCAGCTCGACTTCGACGCGGTCGTGTTCGACGAATTGACCCGGCTCAAGAACCCGTCTGGCAAACGCTTCAAAGCGTTCGTGAAAGTCATCGACCCTATCAAGATCCGCTGGGGGCTGACCGGCTCGTTCACCTCCAACGGCCTTGAGGACGTCTTTGGTCAGTGCAAGATTGTCGACCAACAGATGCTTGGCCGCAGCAAGGGCGCGTTCCTTCAGCAATACTTCCACTGCATCAGCCGCGAGTACGGCCAGTGGACGCCGCTGCCTAGCTCGCTGGAGCGCGTCATGGCGCGCATCAAACCGTGGACCTACGTCTTGGAGCCGGTCGAGTACAAGGACACGCTCCCGCCGCTCCACACGGTCGAGGTGCCGCTCGTCATGCCGATGCAGGTCTATAACGACATGAAGCGCAAGTGCGTGATCGAGATGCGCGATACGGTCGTCAGCGCCGCCACCGCCGCAGCGGTGACGACCAAGCTCCAGCAGATCGCGGCCGGGTTTGCGTACTCCAACTATGGCGACGTTCTGCCGATCTCGGATCACAAGCTCGACGCGCTCGAAAGCATCTTCACCGAGAACCACAAGGCGCCGACGCTCGTCTGGTATCAGTTTAAGGCGCAGTTGGCGGCGCTCAAGGCGCGCTTTCCACGCTGCGAGGAGCTTGTCAACAGCGACACTATCGACCGCTGGAACGCTGGCCTCATCCCGATGCTGGCCGTCCACCCGCAGTCGGCCGGGCACGGCCTTAACCTGCAAGGCCAGTCCCGCATGGTGTGGCTGTCGCTGCCGTGGTCGCTTGAGCTGTACGAACAGGCGGTCGGGCGACTGCACCGCAGCGGCCAGCGGCACGACGTCTGGAACTATGTCCTGTTGACAGAAAAAACTGTAGATGAAACAATCTTTACTGCGCTACAAAATAAGCGCGGCGTGTCTGACATTGCAATGGAGTGTTTGAAATGACGTTGATGGAGCAGTTGAAGTTGGCGCAATCGGAGTTGACCATTCGGCAGCGGGAGTTCAACACCGCGCAGCGTAATCTCAATCGGGTTCTGGCCCAAATCACCTACTTGGAGAAACGAATTGAACTGGCGAGAAATGCAAAAGCGACTGACCACCATGACGGAGAGTGAACTATGCGATCTGATCGACCAAGAACTGGCGTCGTCGGCGCCGCGCCCTACGATCGCACTGCGGCTGCATCAGCGGCTCTGTACGGTCCGCTCGACCCGCGAGCGGCTGGATCTGATCCGGAGACTGACCCGTACCGTCTAGCGGTGCAGACGGACGTGCAACGAACCTGGCGCAAGTACGGCTGGGTGCCCCCTTCAGAACTGACGGAGTATCAGAACAAATGGACAAGCTTCAAGTTGTCGACTATAGCGGGCCTTATCTCGAACTGAAGCGCTTGGTGGACGCCGTCTGGCAGGCCGTACTGGAGCAGCGGTTCGATGAAGCGCGGGCGATGTGTGACTTGGCGGTCGTGGAGACGCGGCTTTTGAAGGCCCAGATCGGAGCGCAGCATGGACCGCGCGAAGGTTGACCCGAACTACTTTTGGCAGTCGATCGAGACCTGCCCCACGGGCGAGCGGGTGCAACTGCTCAACCGTGCGGGCATCGCCTCGACCGGCAAGATAGTCGGCAACAAGGACGGCTGGTGGGTCGGCTGGGCGCCGCTGCCCAAGATCCCGCCAGCCATCAAAGAACTATTGGGGTGAGAGATGACACGAAACGACATCATCAAGATGGCGCGGGAGGCTGGCTGGGAATATGCAGATGGAGATAGCGGCTATGAACCGCTATGGCGTTTTGCCCGCCTGATCGAAAAACACCTGTACTACGACGGAATCCACACTTGCCACGATGAGTGTCCGCGCCCTGCCTGTGTGGCGATCAGGAAGGCGGCGGAGAGGGAGCGAGAGGCTTGCGCTCAGATCGTCGAGGCGCTGAAAGAAATCGTCGATGCTGGGGACGGTGCGGG